CCCGCGCAAGTCGGTTTCGGTGATCGTGTCGATTGAGACGCGGGGGGCCTCGACCGAACACGAAAGCTTGCCGGCGCGCATGAGGGGCGAGCCGGCCCCGGCCTGCAACATCGTTGCAATGACGTCCCATTTCCTCATGCCGGTGTTCCAGGGATAGGCGCAAAGCCATCCGTTCGCTTCGGCCACGTTGGCGCCGTAAGCGAAGGCCGGAACGTCTATCGCCTCGATGTTGAGGCCCGCGCCGCCGATCCTGATACCGTTGTAATAGTGGCCGATTGCAAAGCTGATCGCCTGCAAGAACGGGTTTTTATTGCCGGCCCTCGACCACGTCGCCCGGTCATTCCAGCGCTGCGGCCCGACCCCGCCGGCTTGCGTGTCATCCTGGCGGGGGTCATAGACCGGCCCGCCCGTCAGAACCCAAAGGGGCTTGGGAAGACCAGGGTAAATGTTCGGGTCGGCCTCGCAACACCACAGGCTTTGCGCGATCCCGCAAAGCTTGTGCGACGCGTCCCATTCGTAAGGGTGGCCGCCGTGGTCGCCTGGCGTGTCTTTCGATCCCGTCGCGCTCAACACAAGGTGCGTTCCGGCCGGGTCGCCTAGGGCGGTCGTTTGCCACATGCGGTTAAGGTACGTGCCCGTCGCGCCCTGGCCGCCATCGGCCCCGAAGGTGACGGGGGTGTCATCGGCCTTGAACTCGTGAATCGCCTCGCAGGGGCCGCCATGGCTTAGGGCCGTGGCGTAAACCACGTACTTGTTTTTGCTCCCCGTCGTCTGGCCAAAGACCATGTTGCCGCCGACCGCCACCGGGCCGCCGGCCACGAAGGTTATAAACGCGTTCGGGTCGGCCTTGAACGCCAGGGGCGAGGGCGAGCCGGCCGACGACTTGGGCTTTTTCGTCATCGAATAGACCGACAGGGCCAGCGAGCCGACCTTGACGATTGTGGCCACGCTGACGCCTAGGACGGTCGCCGAACTGATCGCCGTAACCGTGGCCGCGACCGCCGCCGTTGCCGTCGAAATCGCCGCGAAGGCGGCGACCGCCATAGGGATTACTTGAGGCATGGGGGAACCCTCCAAGCCATCCGCGCGACGGTCGACTCCTCGCCCTCGGGGGTGCGGAAGAGGGCCAGCATTTCGCCCACCATGCCGCGCGGCTCGCCGCCCATCTGCGGGGCGGCGGCGAAGGCTAGGGCCTTGCCGTTGCCGACCGCCACGGCCAGGGCGATTCCGAACGGTTCGGGCCCGGCCAGGCCGACGAGGTCGCAGGGCAGGGCGTCGGCCGGGGCGATGCGCTGCAAGCCCATGGCGTCGAGGATCGCGGCCAGGCCCGCGCCTGGCGGGGCCCCGGCGGTGCGTTCGGCGTGGTGCAGGGCGCGCACGGCCCCGACTTCCCCGCGATAGGGTTTCACGCCCTTGAGGGGGTTCCCATGGCCAAGGCGCATCAGAACGAATTTGGCCAGGTGCGCACAATCGCGCTCGCCCCAAGCCAGGGGGCGACCGCCGAACCTATCAAGGGCGGCTTGGGCGACGCGTGCGCGGGCGATAAGCTCGGGGTCGGCCACTAGACGCCCCTTTGCGGGTAAAGGCCGCCTCGGGGCGTCTGAGAGGCCGTTAGGTTGTCATACTGCGGGGCGTAACCACCGCCCGCAGCTGAGACGAGGGGCGGGCGGCCCGCCTCGCTTCCCCACGGCAATTTGCGCTCGACCGCCGTTCCGTATTCCAGGCCGTAATCATCGGGGAAAGCGAGCGTCTGAGTCGCGTGGTTGAGCCGCAAGCCCTCTTCGTTTGAAAAGAGGATTTCGACGCCTGACGCGCAATCGTATTCGACCGACATAGGGGCCTTGCCGCTCGAATAGCGCGGCTGATTGAGGCCCCCGAAAAACAGGGGTTCAAGGGCGATAAGCTCCCCGGTGTCGATATCGCAACACCCATACCAAGACCGGACGATTGACTCCTGATTGGCCGGGTCGTTGAGGGCCGCAGCGGCTACGCGGGTCGGGGGTTGGATGGTCATGCGACAGGTTGGGGCTTGCGTGCCTAGCCCCTCGCTCATGGTTTCCACCGCGCCAAGGCGGCCGTAAGTCGGGTCTTCGCCAACGAACACGCGGGCGTCAGGGAAGCGCACCATTGACGCGCCGGTCATGAGTCGCAGGCTGTAGAACGGCAACAGGATTTCGACGGCGGTAAAGTCGATCACCACCGGGCCCAAGCCAAGGGCCAGGTTGCCGAAGCTGGAGTCGTCGGCGGCCATTACTTGCGCTCCTTAATTGTGAAGCTGACGCCGTAGTGTCGGGCGTTGTCGACGTCCCAAGCCGTATCCCCGTTGTTTTGGACAAAGCCGACGATGACGGGGGCGGCCACTTCAATGACCGTCCCGGCCGGGATTTCGAGGCGGGTCGAGGGCCCGAACCGCAGGAAGGCCGGGCCGCTGGCTTCCGTCGTGCCTTCGGTCGCCAGGTGCAAATATGTTCGCCCGCCTAGTACGAAATTGAACGCCTGCGAGGGGCCGAACACATAGGCCGGCGCGCTGGCCACGTTCATTTGACGGGCGTTGGCGCTTATCAGGCTGGCGGTGTTGAGGGGCCCGCCTGGCGGGGGGATGTTGAAACCTGGCTGCGGCCAGGGAAAAGACATTTCCTCGCTTTCGGCGCGGATGAGGGCGCCGACCACCGCCGCCGCCGTGCGGTGCGGCATGGGCGGAAACTCGACCGCCAGCGACATGCGCCCGCCGGCCTGAATAAACCGCGTGTCGACGTCGCCCGCGTTGCTTTCTGGCTCAAGGTTAGCCGATAGAAGATGGGGCGTGGCCTTGCTCGGGGCGAGGATTCGCCGGTTGCTATCCACCACGGCCGGGAACGCGAACACCACCGCCAGCCCTCCTAAATGAACGAATTACCGGCGTCGCGCGCCATTTCCTGCGGGATCAATTCACGCGCCGCCGCGACGCTCGCGAACGTCGCGCGCTGTTCGGCGACCTGCATTCCTTGGCGAACCCATCCGGCCACGGTCGAGGCCAGCACCGCGTCATTTGCGTTTATGATGACGGTCGTTTGTGGGGGCCCGCCGTCGCCCGATCCGTGCGGCAAGATCGTCCCGGCCGTGCGCGGTATGAACGCCTCGGGGCCGCGCTCGCCGGTCATGTAAACCCGGCCTGGCTGCACCGGCCCGCCGTTGGCGCGAAAGCCCCCGAAGATCGAAGCGACGGACGAGGCTATGTCTATCGCCTTGCCGACCTTGCCGCCGCCCCCGCCGCTCGCGCCGCCGGTCTTGGCCGACGACATAAGGGCCGAAGTCTTCGACCAAATGTCGCCAAGGACTCGCATAGTATCATCCCAATTTCGGATGAGGTCGTTAACTAGCCGCTTCCAATTAAACTTGCCGGTGTTTACCCATTCTTCGAGCGTGCCGAGTCCAATGTCTTTAACCCTCGACCATGCGTCGCCCATTTGCTTTTTAAGGTCTTCGGCCATGTCCTTAAGCGCCGCGTCGGCGGTCTTTAGGGCGTCGTCGGAAATGATCGGCTCAACCTTGACCTTGATCGGCTCTAGCTTGAGGGCCGGCGAGCCGCCCTTGATCGCGTCATAACCGGCGCGGGCGGCGCGTTCGGCCGCTTCGGCGGCGCTGATCTTGCCGGCCTTGGCGCGGGCCTCGATAAGGTCGATATCGGCTAGGGCGTCTTCGGCCGCTTTCTGGCCGCCGGTCTTTTGACGCTCAACTAGCTCTTTCCACTTTTCCTCTATGGTCTTGCCGGCCTTGGCCAGCGACGCGCCCGCGCCCTTCCCCAAGCCCTCGCCTAGGGCGTTGCCGGCCTCTTCGCCCGCCTCGCCAAACCTGGCCGCGCCCTTGGCCTTGACGTCGGCCGCCGTCGCCTCGACCGCCGCGACCACCTTTTTACCAGCTGGCGGCATGGCGGCGGCCGGGGCGTCGAAGATCGCCGGCAACGTCTTGTGCAGCCATTCTTGCAGGGCGCGAATATGCTTTGACACGCCGGGCAACAGGGCCGCGACCGCGTCGATTATCCCCGTCGTGATCGTGCGCACCACGCCAAGGGCCGCGCGCCAGGCCCCGGCAAAGTCGCCGCTCAAGAGCTTTGCGATTGTCGCGACCACGCCCGACACGACTTTAAGGAACGTCGTTAGTTGGACGATGGCCATATGCAGGACGTCGACCACCAGGCGGCCGACCACGCGCAAGAACACTTCGGCGAACCGGCCTAGGGCCTTGGCCGCTTCGGACTCGAATACCTGTTTGAACGCCGCCCCGACCGCCTTAGCCATGGTCACGACTTGTTCGAAGAGGGACTGCAGCGGCGGGCCCAAGGTCGTTTGGGCGTATTGCCAAACCGTCTTGAGGGCCCCGACAACGTCGGCCTTGAACAAGGCGAAGACGGCGACCACGGCGGCGACGGCCAGGCCGACCGGCCCAAGGATGGCCAGCAAGCCGGCAAAGCCGCCCGTCCCGGCGACGAGGGCGATAGCGGCGGCCATGCCGGCGAGCGTGGTCATGAGGGGCGCGGCGAGGGCGGCCAGGGCGCCGAAGGCCCAAACCACCGGGCCGACCGCTGCGGCGAGGGCGGCCAGGGCCACGCCAAATTGCACCGCGCCGGCCGGTAGCTCGGTGAGCCATAGGGCGAAGTTTTTTAGGTGATCGCCCACCACCGCCAGCACCGGGACGAACGTGTCACCGACCGTCACGGCAAGCGACAAGATCGCGTCTTTGATCGTGGCCAGCGTGCCGGGAAGCGTGCGCATCCCTATGGCCGCCTCGCCGGCCGACGTAACCCCGCCCATGGCCACGGCCAGCTTATCCAGCCCGGCCGCGCCTTGGTTCATGAACCCGACCGCCACGCCTAGGCCGCCGGCCCCGAAAAGCTTTGTCAGGGCCTCGACCCTGGCCCCGTCATTGAGTTTGCCAAGCTTGGCGCGCAAGTCTTCGGCGATGGCGCCTAGGGGTTTGATATTGCCCTGCGCATCCTTGAACGTCAGGCCAAGCCGTTTCGCCATTTCGGCCGCCTCTTTCGAGGGGTTGACGATGGCCGTAAAGAACTCGCTGACGCCCTTGGCTTGGGCCTTGCCGGATTTGAATAGATCGGCCGTGGCCGCAAGCGTCAGGTTGAAGGTTTCGAAGTCGACGCCGGCCGTGATCGCCGCCGCGCTCAAGCCGCCAAGGCCGGCGGCATAGTCGGCCAGGTCCAGGCGCGTGACGTCCATAGCGCCGGTTACAAGATCGAGGGTGCGGCCCATGTCGCCCGCGTCGATCTGAAACTTTTGCATGACCTTAGACGCAAGGTCGGTTGCGCCTTCGACGTCGCCCGCAGCTGCGGCGAAATTGGCCGCCGCGTCGCCAACGCCGTTCAAGACGTCTTCCGCGAAAATGCCGCGCTCGCCCAAGGTGGCGAAGACCTTTGTAACCTCGTCAGTCGTCAGGGCCGTTTGCACGCCAAGCTTGCGCGCCTCGACCCCTAGCAGCTTGGTTTGTTCGGCCGTCGAATTGGTCGCGTCTTCGACTTCGGCCATGGATTTTTGAAAATCCATCGCGAACTTGATAGACGCCACGCCGGCCGCCAACAGGGGCGCGGTGATCCCGGCCGTTAGGATCGTGCCGAAGCCCTTAAGCGAGCCGCCGACCCCGTCGACCGTCTTGGCGAAGGTGCGCACCTGGCCCGCCGCTTCCTTGAACCCATCCGTAAAGGATGCGATTCCGGCGGTCAGGTCGGCGCGAACGTTGCCGATAACGGCGGCCATGTCCTACCCTTTCACCAGGCGCGGGGCCGACTTTTCGGACCCGCCCAAAACGGCGTTCCAGCGGCGAACCACCGCCAGCATTTCGTCAGGCGTTTGAACCTTGGGCGGCTCGTCTTGCCCGACAATGACCCGCAGCACGCGCCGCAGGTTCGGCATTTGCTTTGCTCTGGCGAAGGCCGCCCCATGCCAGGCGACCGCCACGTCAGACGCGAAAGCCCGAAGCTCGCGACGCTGCACGCCCGCCACGACGGCGGAAAACTCGCGCGGCGTCATCGCCCAAAGAACCGCCGGCATGACGCCATGCGCGGCGGCTTCGGCCAGCAAGCCGTCAATCCCGCCTAGGTCGCCCCGGCCGCCGCCGGGACCGGCAAAGGGGAGTCGCCATCCTTGCCGGCCTTGGCGCGCGGCATGGCGGCGTTGAACGCCTCCATACAAACGCCCAAGACCGCTTGGGCCTCGTCAATCGACAGGGCCCGCAGCCAGCGATTGACCGTCGCGGGCGTGAGGGATGGCGAGCCGGGGTCATCGTCGCCGGCATAGGTCCACGACATGACGCCGGCCCAAACAATCAGGTTCACCTTCGACATATCCAGGCCGCCTAGGGCTTCCTGCAAATTGTCGATCGACGCCCCGATTTCGTCGCAGAACGCGACGAGTGAGCCGTAATCATAGCGCACCGGATAGACGGCCCCGTTTAGGGTCACGCTGGCGGTTTGGGCTTGCTTGGCCATTTAGCGGGCCCCCTCTTCGGTCGACGCCGCGAAGCCCTCGAAAGCCGGGGCCCCGGCGGCGGGGCGCGGCGACTTGGGCGCGGCGACGCGGGCGGCGTCGCCGGCCGGGACCACGCGGCCGGCGGCGTCGGTTTCGAACGCGTCGGCCAGGTCGGCGGAAAGGGCGGCCGGCGGGTCGGGAACCACCGGGGGAATCACCACCATTTCCAGCACGGGTTGCCCGGTGATTTTCAGCGTGCGCGAGCGGGTCATTTTGTCGTCAAGCGGGACGTCGCCCGACCCGCCGGTTACGATCCCAAGGCCCGACCAACGCCACTTGTCGGGAACGGTCGGGATGATGAGCGACCACCAGATAGCGCCGTCATATTCGAATCCGGCTTCAAGGGCCTGTTGCCCCTCGTCGCTCGGGACGTTCGAAAATTCGAGCGGGATTTCGCCGCCGTCTTTCAGGCCGCTAATGAACTCGCGATAGCCGGCGATTGAATTGTAGTGCGTCACCTCGACCGCGTCTTTCGAGCGTTCGGGTTCGGCCAGGGTTTGAAGCTCGGTAACGAGAATCATCGTTTCGTCGGGCGGGAGCGTGACCGCCCCGAACGGCGGGGCCTCAACCCGAAATTCGGCGCCGTAACCGATATGGGCTTTTGTCGGGCTGACAACGGTTGGCATGGGAGTCGCTCCTTTCAAAACCAGATTGCAAATTCAAGCTGACGGGTTCGGATGCGGGGGCCGCTCTGGCGCACCACCGTTTCCGGCAAGTCGATTTCGTTTTGCGAAAAGACGCCTTGGACTTCGACGGGATCGGCCACGCCCTCGACCGTCACCAGGCCCCGGAACGCGTGCAAGGCGTCGCTGATCGCCTCGGCCAGGGCGACCAATTCGTCAAAGCTCAAGGCGTAGGCGTCGACTTGCAGGCGCGAGCGGGCAAGGCGGGAATTGCCGTTCATATGAACGTGGCGAACCCGCGAAACCACCAGGTAAAGGGCGGCCGGATAGACGGGGGCTTGCGGGAAGTCGACCGGGTAAAACCTATCCCCAAGGATGGCCGTCACGGCGGGCGAGGCCATGACCACCGCATACAAGGCGTCTTCCATCGTCGGCGGCCCTAGGGGGCCAGCTGGCGGGGCGATGAGGGGTAGGGCGGCGGGGGCGGGGGCCATGGCTCAAGACCCCGCCGGGGGCGGTATGGTGATCGCACGCGGCTTGCGCTGGCGGGCCAGGCGCTTGACTTCGCGCTCTATGGCCAAGCGCATTTCGCCGCCGA